TGCGGGATCCCCGCTATGGGAGGACGATATATATAATGTCGCGGTTGACAATGGAATGCTTCCTGATCCGGCCCGAGAGACTTCTGTCTCTTGGGGCCGAATACGGACTTCCTGTCCTCGAGCGAAAGAATCCAAGCCACTAGTTGATAAATACGGTGTGGTCTCCCTTCTGGCCCACCGTGACAAGAAGGTTTTCGAAGAAGGCAGCGAAGTACTTTGGCCATATCGAAGTAAGGTTGACAAAACCATACGACGAACCCGACTACTAGACTACGTAATCCTATTCCGCGAGACGAAACGTGAGGAAGAGCTGGTATTCATACTGACACACACTCGGGAAGGATGGGACGTGATATTTGTGACCAACCTGTGCGTGGCAACGTTCGTGTTCGGCTTTGATTGGTATCGGCGATGGTACGGACTGGGAGCCTTTGACAGCGATATTTCACATTTCACCGACGTTGCCAAATACGTGCACAACATTGCGAAGAGTACGGGATTAGCTGACCCGAACTGGACATGGTATGTTGAATGTGCAAATTTGGTGGGATATCGGAACCCGCCTTTCCCTGGTTTTGATGTGATGAAAGAAGGACGCGCTCTTGCTGAAGGTGGGGAAATACATGAATATTTTGGTTATGAATGGAAAAGCCTGGTTAAGGACTTCCTCCCCATGGGTTATAAACCAGTTGAATTCATGACGTTCGATGACTTTGTCAAGAAAGGAGACTGGTTGACGACTGGTGCTTCCTCTGTTGGTCGAGTTGAGATAGAGTTACCAGACGGGAAGACGAAAAGAATAAAGGCCAGGAAAAATATGGTAGCGGATGTAGTAGATCTGGGTCAGTTAGCTGTCGATGCGAGAGCAGCGGTCGGGCAAGTAAACACCACGATTGTCAAATCTGAGCTTGGGAAGTTGCGCCTGGCAGTGGCCGGGGATATATACACATACCTCAAGATGACTTGGGTAAACTACCTACTCGGTGGAGCATATTACGACTGGCCCGGGAATACCAGTGAGGAAGATTTCGTTGAACAGACGAAGAGACTCTCGAAGATGTTAGCATTGTGCGCCGTTAAGTTAGGGTTACCCTACGATTACGCGGGATTTGATCATCAACCCACGACTCAGGAACTGGTGACTATTGTTCAGCACCTGATGGCACACGCTCGTCTCAACGTCCCGCCTCTCTACCTCCAGGACTTTGATAGCATAGCAGATAACATAGTCGGAGGATTTCATCGCTCCGTGCTTGTGACCAGAGATGGAGAGCAAATACAAACACTCGATGTGACGGGAG